AGCAAAGATGGCACGATTCATAATTTTATTCCTACTGTTGGCGCCTGTTTACAGTCGTCTATGTCTTAGAAACCATCCTGACACCACCTGGATAGGTGACTCCCGAAGCGATCAATCAAGGGTGAACCAACAGTCTCTTGATCTGGTTACAAACTTCAAGGGAATTCTACAAGCCAAGAACGGGAATGGTCTCATGAAGCAGATGAGCGGAAGGTTCCCAAGTGATTGGTACCAACCTACTACAAAGTATAGGATTCTATACATTGGTACAAACGACTGCACTGAGGGCCCTAACGACGTGATCATACCGACGTCAATGACACTAGACAATGTGGCAAGGGACCTGTACCTGGGAGCATGTCGAGGAGATGTAAGAGTGACACCAACCTTCGTGGGAGCAGCTGAGCTTGGACTGATTGGGAGAACAGATGCCTTAACAGAATTTTCTGTAAAGGTGCTGACTTTCAACAACCCTACTATTGTAGTAGTTGGACTAAATGGAATGTCAGGAATCTACAAGGTCTGCATTGCTGCCTCTTCTGGAAACGTAGGCGGAGTCAACTTGGTGAACGGATGCGGATACTTCAGCGCTCCTCTGAGATTCGACAACTTCAAAGGACAGATCTACGTGTCAGACACCTTTGAAGTCAGAGGAACAAAGAACAAATGTGTCATACTTAGATCTTCTAGCAATGCTCCTTTGTGTACACATATCAAAAGAAACATTGAGTTGGATGAGTACGTTGACACACCAAACACTGGGGGCGTATATCCTTCTGATGGGTTTGATTCTCTTCACGGCTCTGCTTCGATTAGAACTTTTTTAACAGAGGCACTGACATGTCCAGGTGTAGATTGGGACAGAATTGATGCAGCTTCATGCGAGTATGACAGTTGTCCTAAACTTGTGAAAGAATTTGACCAAACAGGGCTCGGAAACACAGATACTCAAATAATGAGAGAGCTAGAAGCACAAAAGGAGATGATTGGTAAACTTGGCAGAAACATTACAGACGTAAACAACAGAGTAGATGCTATTCCACCACAGCTTAGCAACATCTTCATCTCTATGGGAGTGGCAGGTTTTGGGATAGCACTGTTTCTAGCAGGGTGGAAGGCTTGTGTTTGGATAGCAGCTTTCATGTATAAGTCTAGAGGTAGAAACCCACCTGCAAATCTGTCTGTTGCTTGATACTAAGACAAACAAAGTTTTCAAATAATCAAATGTTTTCTAATGTAATGTAAAATTCAAATCGTATGTGATATTATTATTTTGAAGACGTTCTTGATGTTGTACGTTTACAGAAAAGTGCATTTTTTACT